ATTGCTGACATCCGTAACATTACTAACCTGACATATCAGGCTATAGATGACTACGAGTTGACAGCAAACCGATTACTTGACATTGACTTCTCACGTGAGCAAGCAGTAAACTTCTTTAAGAAAGTATGGGCGTTACCTTCTAAGGTAGAAGATACCCCTTACAGTTTACTTACACGTGGTGAGCGCAAGCAACAGACCATTGCTAAAGATGCACGCGCTAAAGCGTGGGCTATCTACTCAGAGTCAGAGACTCAAGAGAACATCAGAGGCACAGCCTTTGGTGCATGGCATGCAGTGGTAGAATTTGCTGACCACTATGCAACGGGCGGCGCCGAACGCCTTGCGGCTGCCACCCTTAGTGGACGCAATGACAAGGTAAAGACTAAGGCTTTATCTTTGTTAGTATAAGTTTACCTATCGGGGTAAAGCGCATCAGATACTGTGTAGTTTCGTTCATTTCCTACACAGTTACTGCCTTTCACTGGGTTGTCCCGCCAGTGGCGCACACGGGGCATAGTATTGGTATGCATACTGCATAAGCAGCGATAGCGCCAATGAAGGTAAGTCTAGATGGTTAAAACCTTCTCTGGAAAGACTGTATTGTGGGACCTGTCGCGCAGCACAAGCCTTCAGCACCTGAGTATGTGTGTAAACTACTCACCTAAACAACGAGAGGAACATAGCAACACATGAACACAATCCAAATCACAACAGCAGATGGCACAGTAAACTATACTGAGTCAGAAGTATTGCGTTTCATTGAAAGAGCAAAGGAAGTAGATGCAGTACAACAAGTCTCAGACCTACAACGAAAAGAAAAAGTTGACAATCGTAATAAAGTCCGTGACTTCTTTAGTGAAGTTGAATGGCAAGACGGTGAGTACACATTCACAAAGTCAGATGTCAATGAGTTACTTGATTCCATCGGAGCCAACCGACTTACAACAAGATACAATGCTAACTACACAATCACTGGTACTTTCACAATAGAATGTGAAGATGAAGATGATGCTGAATGTTTGTTTACAGATAATGTTTCAGTTGATTTCTATGATGGTGAGATTAATGTTGACCAGATTGAAGTAACAGATATTGAGGTTGCTGAATGAGCAAAGAACTTCAAGATAAATTAGACCGTGCTGCTGAAGCAGCAGAAGTAGTGCTGCATGAAATACTACAAGAAATAAAAGAAGATAAATAATGGCAGAGTATGTACCTTATAGACCATACAAAGGTACGGCTGGATGGTCAGGTACTGATACATCTAAGGCTCGTGCTATAGATAACATTAAATCTGGGCGAGAAAAAAATCACCAGATACTAGCGTTAGCACATTTAAAACTAGCAGGTATATCTGGTGTTACTTGGAAAGAGTTAGCCGACTCACAAGGTTGGCATCATGGCACTGCTAGTGGTGTATTGTCAGTGTTACACCAGTCAGGTGCTATAGTGCGTGCAGTTAAAGCACGCAACAGGTGCAAGATATATGTGCATCAAGATTACAAAGACCAAGTAATACATGAGGTCTACAAAAAAAAAGAAAAACTTTGCCCTCACTGTGGCAATGACGTCAACGCATAGCCCCTGCTATGCTATGATGAGTGGGTTAGGGTGGCAGGGTTTCGGTTCTCTCCTTGTTCCTGCTCCCTAACCTATTAACAAGGGAGATTTATGTCAGAAGTAGAAGTTCCAAGAGACCGTTACGGTAGACCAATGGTAGTGCCACCCAAAGGTGGTAAGGCTGTTGCATATACACGCACTACTACAGTTGCAGGTTCATTAGATGACGGCACTGCACTAGTAGCATGGAAATTACGCATGGCTGCAGCAGGATTAACGCTACGTTCTGACTTATTGCTAGCAGCATCAGCCAATAGAGATAACAAGTTAGAGATGGATAAGTTAGTTGAAGATGCAATGGAAGCAGCAGGTGCTACAGCACAGGCTAACATTGGTACTGCCATACATACATTGACAGAAAAGTATGACCGAGGTGAAGACCTTGGTGTTATACCCGATGAGTATGTAGCAGACATACAAGCATACGCAGATGCAACAAAAAAGTTTAAGAATGTATTCATTGAACAGTTCTGCGTGCTAGACAAGTACAAGATTGCGGGTACACCTGACCGTGTAGTTGAATACAACGGCGAGTTGTACATCTCTGACTTAAAGACTGGTAGTATTGCCTACCCAAATAAGATTGCCATGCAGTTAGCAGTGTATGCACACGGCTTGCCGTATGACCCCGCCACGGCAACCCGTGGTTCTTGGGGTGGTGTCAACCAAGAGAAAGGAATCATCGTCCATTTACCAGCAGGTAGTGGCAAATGTGAACTTCATTTTGTTGACATCAAACAAGGTTGGAAAGGTATAGAGTTAGCAATGAAAGTTCGTACCTTTAGAGATACAAAAAAATCCCTAGTAACACCTATTCAAGGAGAATAAATGCCAAGTGCAGAAGCACCTATCAGCATCAATCTAAAAACAGCAGCAGGTACACAGATAACTCTGCGTGCTGAAACACCTGATGAGTTCACCTCATTAACCTCTCATGTATTCCAGATTGTAGAAGCAGTCGGAGAAGTAGAGTCAGCAGTACGCGGTAGCAATACAGCAGTACCACCTAACCCACAAGTAGCAACAATTGCAACAGCATTTGGTGGCACAGTTGTGGATTCATTTGACGCACCAGTTGCACCAATGATGGGTGCAGGTTCACGTGCTTGCCCTCACGGTACAATGACACGCATCCATGGACTAACAGGTAAGTTCGGTCCGTACAAGGGTTACTTCTGCCCTGCTAAGCAAGGCGACCCAACTAAGTGTACAACTCAGTACATCAAGCAGAACCAAGCAGAGTGGAACTCATTCGTACCTGACCAGACTAAGGCATAATGAAAACATTACGCCGTAGTATTGGTAAGCCAGAGGTGGGAGGAGAACCATTACCTGCTCCCTTTCAGGCGTTCCAACGGGAAGGCATTATCCTGCGCCGTGCAGAAGTATCAGTAATTGCTGGTACTCCTGGCGCAGGTAAGTCATCTATTGCATTACATATCGCAGCAAGGCTAAAACAACCGACACTATACTTCTCTGCTGATACTAATGCACACACTATGGCTATGCGTTTACTTGCTATGAAAGCAAAAATAAGTCAAGCGCATGCAGAGCATATGCTTAAAACAGAGCCAGCCAAAGCAGAAGAACTCTTACGTGAGTTCTCTAATTTGTACTGGTCGTTTGAACCCAGCCCAACCCTTAACGATTTAGATGCAGAGGTATCTGCATTTGAAACTATGTGGGGTAGAAGTCCTACGCTTATCGTAGTAGATAATCTTATGGACATTGCTGTTGATGGTGGTGAAGAGTTTGCTGCTATGCGACAGGTCATGAAAGAACTCAAGTATCTTGCAAGAGATACCAATGCATGTGTACTAGTGTTACATCATACTAAAGAAGGTGCTCAAGGTTTCCCATGTCAGCCACGCTCAGCGTTGCAAGGTATGGTCAGTCAGGTACCTGCTATGGTGTTGACAGTAGGACAGATGATGCAGGGACCAGACGCATACCTATGCGTAGCCCCTGTTAAAAATCGTTATGGTAAAGCAGACTTTACTGGTAACACATATGTATCACTATCATTTGACCCAGCATCTATGTATCTTGAAGATGTAGTCAGAGACTACAGACAGGTGGAGATGACGGTATGAGTAGCGCAGCCAAAGCGAAAGGCTCAGGAGCAGAGCGAGATGTAGTTAAATACCTCAAGCAATGGTTCCCTTATGTAGACAGACGCTTGGCTGGTGCAACCTTAGACAAAGGTGACATCTCAGGTATACCTGGAGTTACTATAGAGATAAAAAACCACGCCAAGATGGACTTGGCAGGGTGGACAGAAGAGTTGATAGTCGAGATGGCTAACGACAACGCATGGACAGGCGTGGTGTGGCACAAACGTAAGGGTAGGGGAAGCCCCGAAGATTGGTACTGCACCATGCCTGGCTATGTATATGTAGATTTATTAAGGAGAGCAATTGGAAAGGGACAAGCCTGATATTGGTGAGTACCTCCACTACATAGGCGCCACCGTTCCTGCAATAAGCAACGGTTGGCGCAAGATGAAGTGTCCGTTTCATATAGATTCACATGCATCAGCAGCAGTAAACTTTGATAAGAACGCCTTTATCTGCCACGGGTGTGGAGTTAAAGGCGATACTTATTCCCTAATTATGTACAAAGAAGGTGGTGATTATCGTGAGGCTCTCAAGTTCGCAGCGTCAGTTCTTACTTCAGGCAACACAGAGATACGCAGCCAAGATAAATCTCGCAGAGGAATATCTGGCAAGCCGTCAACTCTCGGTAGAAGAGGCAAACATCTTTCATCTGGGGGTGGTAGACGAACCGCTTCCAGGACATGAGCCATACAGGGGTAGACTTGCTATCCCATACATTACACCGTCAGGTGTAGTTGATATTAGATTCCGTGGTATGCATAGTGAAGACCCTAAGTACATGGGTTTAGTTGGTGCTAAGACAACCATGTTTAATACGCAAGCATGTTTTGTTGCAGACAAATACATTTGTGTCACCGAAGGTGAGTTCGATTGCATTATGATGAGTGTTAAAACAACTCATCCTACTATCGGTATACCTGGGGCTAACAACTGGAAGCCACACTATGCCAAGATACTTGACGACTTTGATGTTGTCATTGTGCTAGCAGATGGTGACTCAGCAGGGCTAGAGTTTGGTAAGAAAATCAGTAGAGAGTTAGGTAATGTCAACATCATCAGTATGCCTGATGGCGAAGACGTCAACAGCATGATGATTAAACAAGGAAGTGAGTGGCTAGATGAGCGAATCAGAGAGTGCATTACCCCCGCTTGACCATACGTTTTGGGAACACCTAGAACATTTAGACTTTGCTATTGGTATTCCAGTATCAGAAGATAGATTGCTAGATGTTATTGGAGCATTGCATGACATCTATGACACTCTAGTAGCAGGTGATTTAGAAGATGCCAAGATGTGTACTACAGCATTGGCTGCTATCTTAGTAGCCAGTAAGTTTGGTAAAGCAGAAGAAGTATGGGCTGAGTTCTCCATTAAAGAAGCCATGTCTAACTTCGACAACCACATGAAAGAGATATTAAATGAAGAGCAGTAATGATGTAGATGTAATCTTAAATGAATTAGCAAAAATTATGTACAAAAAGCATGCCGACTATGGTCCTATGAATATTTCAGGAGCACCTGGTGGTCCAATGAATGGATTACGGGTACGTATGTACGACAAATTGGCTAGGCTAAACAACTTAATAGATACGGGCGACACGCCCAACTATGAATCCATCGAAGATACACTACTTGACCTTGCAAACTATGCCATAATTGGATTGCTTGTCCAGCGTGGACAGTGGGAGGGAATCCCTAGCAATGGAGAATAGATGTGAAACGAGTAGTCGTATTAAGCGATTTACAGATACCGTATCAACACGACAAAACTGTAGACGCCACATTAGAGTTTATCCAAGACTATAAACCAGATGAACTCTGGTGTGTAGGAGATGAACTAGATGCACCAGAACCATCACGTTGGAACAAGGGAATGGCAGGAGAATACGCCGACACCCTACAAGATAGTATTGATTTAACGCACGACATAATGGCTCGTTACCGCAAAGCACTAGGTAACAAGCCATTTTACATTCAACGCAGTAACCATACTGACCGTATAGATACATACATACGCAAGTATGCGCCAGCCTTTATGTCACTCAAGTCATTAGAAATTGAGGAACTACTAGGCTATGGCAAGTTAAAGATTAATTACTTACATAAAATGCATGAGTTGTTACCTGGTTGGGTAATGGCACACGGAGATGAAGGCGCACTTAACCGTGCACCAGGGGCTACCGCATTAAATCTAGCCAAACGTTTAGGTAAATCAGTAGTGTGTGGACACACGCATCGCGTTGGCTTACAACATGAGACCACAGGATTTTACGGAAAAACCAGTACTTTATACGGGTTAGAGGTCGGTCACATGATGGACATCAAACAGGCATCTTACCTCACATCAGGCTCTGCCAACTGGCAAACAGGTATGGGTATCCTTGTAGAACATAACCGCAAAGTAACACCGTTTGCTATTCCAATTGTAAATGGTGAGGTAATTATTCCCTAATGAATTACATTGAGGAATACAATCAGTTAGTACAACAACTTGCTGCCGAGTACGCTAAGCGTTACACTATGTTAGAACGTGATGACATAGGGCAAGAGTTGTGGGTATGGTTTGTCGGTCATCCCCGTAAGTACAAAGAATGGTCTGCACTACCACAAAAAGACCGCGACAAATTAATTGCTAAGTCGCTGCGTAATGCAGCAATTACATACTGTGAAAGAGAGAAGGCAAAGAAAATCGGGTACGATATGTCCGATTTGTACTACTATGATGTGTCAGTAGTGGAAGCATTCTTGCCTTCAATCATTGGGGAAACGTATGAAATCCCTACAAAAATTCAAGACCTCAACGCTAAGTTTGGTAGTGGTGCAGCAGCAGATGGCAACAACTGGTTGTCATTACGCTCAGATATAGCATCAGCCTTTTATAAGTTATCAGAACAAAAACAAAATGTGTTACGCCTACGTTTTAGCGTAGACTCACCAGACTGGACAATGCTATCTAAAGATATGAATAGCACACCAGATGGTGCACGTATGAAGGTGCAGCGTGCACTTAACTCATTAGTTAAAAACCTAGGAGGGTGGAAGCCATACCATGACCAAGACAACAAAGAAGACACCGTTGTACCAGAACCAACAGATGTCGAGCAGACCGAAAGCGGAACCGAATGACCAGATAATCCTATGTTGGTGTGATGGTGGCTCTACCGATGGCAAGTTCACTGAAAGTGTGGTGTATGCAGCACTTACCTCTAAGTTACCTATCAAGTCAGCCATGCGTGTACAGGGTAATCAGATTGGAAGACAACGCCAACAGGCGTTGGACTTCTGGTATGACAAGACAGACTTTGATTGGATTCTCTGGGTAGATAGCGACATAGTACTAACAGAAGAAGCACTTCAATTAGTATGGGGTGTAGCAAATCCAAAAGAAAGACCAGTAGTTACAGGTGTTTACTTTATCTCTAAAGAGAATGAAGGCTCGCTTATGTCTCCGTATCCTGCTGTATTCAATTGGACTGAAGATGATTATAAGATTCAATACTTACATCCACTACCAGTTAATGCGCTTATTAAAGTTGGGTCAGCAGGCTTTGGGTTTGTACTTATGCATCGCAATGCAGTAACAGAAATGCGCAAAGTGCATGGTAACAAGCCATACTTTAATGAGACTGGAGTTGGCGAACAGTTTGTATCAGAAGATATTAACTTTTTCCGCATGATGCACAAGGCAGGTGTGCCTTTGTACACACACACTGGTGCATTAGTCAAACATATGAAACGCTTTGCACTTGACATTGAGTACTATAAGTTGTACTGGAATGGCAAGAGTGAACGACCTTAGAGGTGAACCAACCTTTGCTTGCATTTGTGGATGCAAGATGTTTAAGGTTACAGTTATGTGGGATGAAGAAACTAGAGCAGTTGGCTGGTATGATTTAGCCCAAGTATGTGTAGAGTGTGGGACAATTACAACTGCACCCACTGAGATAGATGGAGATGATTGTGTTTAAAAGAATTAGATGTTGGCTCTTTGGACATTGGTATATGGGTACAGAAAACGGAACTATATGTATACGTTGTTCTTGGCAGGAAGTAGAAGATAATGCCTAACTATGATTACAAATGCGACTTGTGTAACATGACACAAGAGGTATATCGTGAGTTTGGAGATGACAGAGAACCTACCTGTTGCCAAATGGTAATGACTAAAGTATGGTCCTCACCACCAGCCGTGAAGTTTAAAGGCTCAGGTTTCTATTCAACTGGAGGATAATGTATACATTTCGAGAAGAGGCTAACTGTGCAGACACAGACTCAGAGGCTTTCTTTACAGTCGAAAGAACTAGCACATACACAGATATAAAAATGCTACGCAGGATATGTAGCAACTGCATCGTAGTAGACCAGTGCCTAGACTATGCCCTTAACCATGAGGTACTAGGATATTGGGGCAATACAACAGAGTTTCAACGCAAAAAGTTACGTCAAAAACTTAATATAATCCCACGCCAGTTGCACTTAGACTATAATTGAAACAAGAAAAGACCCCCGCCAGGTAGGTTAATGTACCTGAGCGGGGGCTTCTAGTCTCTACGGGGCTGCTAAGCCCCTAAAACAGGGTGTTCTTTACTTCTTCTTAACTGTCATTGTTAGTGCATCTTTGGGATTTACCCACTTAATTACCACTGGAACTAAAGCAAGCCAAATTGTATTGGCTACATTCTTCCAGTCTTCAGCAGTAAGGTCTAGTGGAAACTTACCTATAGTTACAATTGACACCATAACCATACCAACAAACCATTTAGCCCAAGTCTCGGCTACTTTTATATTGAACTTCATTTGTTTTCCTTTTTCTTAGGTAGAGGTTTAATCTTTGACACTGCTAATCTGGCTTGGTCAACAGTTTTAAACTTAGGTTTATCTAGGAATGGGAACCAGGAAGAAACATCGTTGCTACAATTATCAACAATAGAAATATGTAGATGCTTATTATGAGGGTTACTCCCAGTGTACTGTCTGTTTCCTTGTTCAGCCTTTTCTTCAGACCATATCTTGCCTTTAAAGATAAGATATTTAACACGCTTATCGCCTTTAAGGTTTTCAAAAATGTAATCACAGTCAATCCCATTCTCAGGGTCATGCGTTAAATCAACGGCTAATCCTGTGTTGTGGTCAGAGTTAGGACTCTGCTTCATATGCGCTGCTGATGGCAACAATCCATCGCTAGCCTTCTTGCGCTTAGGGCGCAAGGCTGTTGCTTGACGTAGTACTGCTATAGCAGCAGGTGTTGCTTTACTCATCGTCATCTTCCCATTCTTCAAGGTCAATGTTGGGTGTTACTGGGTCCCACATTGGCTCGGGTAATATAGTTGTAAATCCCATTATTGTTTCTCACAAAGAATTTTGTATATGTCATCAACGCGATGCTCTAAACGATTAACCTGGTCTTTAATTGAACCACCACCATTAGGTTTTAATTCTGCAAGTATCTCTTTAACATGGTGTCTAAACCACCAGCGAAACCATGCTCCTGCTGTGAGAATTACAAATAAATAACCAGAGATAGCAGTAGCCATCATAGAGACGTTGTTAAGGTCTAGCGTCATAGTGTTATACCGTTCTAATGGTCAGAGAAATTATACCGCCGAAGCCAGTAAGTTTCTTATCGGGGGGAGTTGCAGTGCTAAACAATACTTGTTCAATAAGTACTTGTTGAGTTTCTCCCGTGCGGAAGTCTTGCCAAGACACAATGTCTCCATTGCTCTCAGCCGTTTCTAGTGCTGACAGTCTATCGAAGGCTCTGCCTTCGTAGCCTATAGTTGTGTTGTACTTGTCTGTTTCAATATCAAAGTTAAACAAAGGTACTTTGATAATTCTGTTACGTGGGTTAGCAGGTAATGCTTTAAGTTGATAGCCCTTAAATTCAGGACCTTTAGTAGCGTCTGTTGCATCACGAAATAACACAAATCGCAAAGCAATTGCATCTTGTGGACCAGTTGGTTGTGTAATTGTAGACTCAGGATTACCAATAGCGGCATCGTATGAGTTAACATCATAAACGTTGCCATCAAAATCAACTGTTTGCAGGCTCATAGAGCCATAATTAAATGAACCTAATCCAACAAGACGCTTAAAGTGCTTGTGTTCTAATGTGTTGTATCTAATATAACCAGTAGTTAAGTAACCACTGGTTACTAATTCTGTAGGTGATTCTAAATAAATTGCACCACTTGTTACATTATAGGCTGTAGTAAATGCAAGACGATTAGTAACACCTAAAAATGCTACACCTGTTGTGTAATGTTCTGTGCTTTGTTGTATCTGTAAATCATTTGCGTATGCAAAACGCAATGATTCTATTTCTGTTCCTAAATCAATACGAATAAGTCCACCATCTAAAGCACCTATGCCACCTGCTGCCCAAATAAATCTATCTCTACCAGCAAAATCATAAACTGGTTGTGATGTTTCAACAATAAGTGGACCGTAATTAAGTGAACCATCTTGGTCATTGACACTTGCAATTCTGACTCCTTTATTAGTTCCAATGCACATATAGCCAAGGTAGTAGTACAACTTTTCTACAATTTCACCAGCAGGTAGTTCTGCTGCAACCACGGCAGATGTAAGAGTAGGCATTGCACCGCTAGTATTTAATGTATATTTTTGAATAGTAGAATAAATACCAGAATGTCCAGCAGTATAAATAGCAGGACCAGAAGCAGCAACACTTGTATAATGATAGTTAGTATTTTGATTAGTAAATATGGCTGTAGGTAATGCAGTTGCTGTGGTAGTTAATTCATAAACAGAATTGTTTACACACAAAACAATACGGTCTTTAATAAACTCCATAGTTGCATATTGAATTTCAATGTTACCACTTTGAAACATTTGAGTAACATCACCAGATGCAGAGGGATTAGATGAACCAGTAGTTGAGTCACCACTTAATGGCTTCTTAAACATAGTAAGACGTTGATTGCCACCTTGTGTTTTATTTGTTACCCAATAAGCATTAACTCCGTCATCGCAAATAGCAAATACCTTGCGGTCAGTGCCAGAAATGTAGTCAATATAATGCGTTACAGTTCCGTTGGCAGAAATCTTATCTACATCAAACTCATCATGTAGTAAAACACCGTCTGTGCTGCTCCATTGAATTGACCGAACATGTTGGTTAACATGTTGATGGTCTGTACCTACAATTGGACCAGTAGTTGCGTGTGTATTAACTACACTTTTAAGAAGTGTTACTTCTCCTTCATCAAATATATTTAACCCTTGACTGTCTGCAAAACGGTACGAGTTAGTAGAAATAGTTGTAGCATATGGGTTAGATAGTGGGTCATAAAACTTAATACCTTTACCAGTATGGAATGAGTTTTGACTACGCAACCACCAACCAGTAAGCGACTGCTCACCTGGGTTAGTTTGTGAATCAAACTGTTCTTTACGAAACGGTGCAGTAGCGCGCTCATAAGGGCGCTCATCTTTAATCCCCAAGAAGAACGGAATACCTGCAATGGCTACGTCATAGGCTATGCCAGTGTTTTGCCAAATAGTACCTGTACCAATACCAAGGTCAACTGCAATAGCACGGGTGGAACGACCATCCGTTATGTCTCTACCTGCCACCGTATCTCCTTATTCTAAAAGGTTAACTAGTGACCTAGTTCTCCCTTGTGATAATTGTGTATAAATTTGAGTTGTAGCCACACTTGTGTGGCGCATAAGTTCTTTAACGGCAATTAAATCTCCGCCTGATTTCTCAAGCATTGTTGTTGCAAAGTAATGACGTAGACTGTGAAAATGCTTAGCGTCTGGTCCAAGAATACGGCGCATCTCATTGGCTGCCCTACTAGATAACTTGTTAGGCGTTACCTGCCATAGTCTGCCAAGAGTTCCGTATGACCTAATCATATCTGAGACTATTGGAGATACTGGAACTATTAAATCTGTTCCACCTTTACCCTGTACTCGTAAAGAGTATCCGTCCTCGTGCTCTATTAGGTCTGAGCCTTTGATGTTGGCTACTTCCATAGCACGAAGTCCTGCTGTGCCACCTAGTACGAACCAGTTGCGTAGTGTCTGGTTCTTAGCCTCAGCCAGTAACTTCTGGTATTCACCCTTGGTTACAGGCTTAGGCACGCCACGCCCTGGCTTGACCTGTGGCAGTTGTTCAGCAGGGTTGTGACCACCTACTAACCCCATCTTATTCAGGGACTTGTAGATGCTTCTGAGCCTTGCTACGTAGGTAGCCTTGGTAGACTGCCTGGTAGCCTGCAGTATCACCCGCTCTAGGTCCTCGTAAGTTGCTAGAGCAGGGTGAACACCCAGCCGTCTAATAATCTGCATATCCTGCTTAAACAACTGTTCTGAAAACCCTGAGGTTTTATAACGATTGTGTAACTGTTCTGCTATCTGTTCTATAGGTATAAGTTCCATACCCATAGCCTAGCACACTACTCCGCTAGGTTCGGTGTGGATTGTTCCGCTTGTCTGCGGTCGTATTCTGATTTAGGCATTGAAGTAAATTGTTCGTTGCCGTGGTCAATGATTGCGTGTTCCA